TTTAAGTCGTTTAAACTTAACTATAACAGAGACAAATGAAGCCTCTATGTTTGAAGCATGGGCTGATAGTCTGATTGATGAGGCATTAATTCCAAATCAACCATTACAAAAAGAAGAATTGATTGATTTACTTGGTAATGATAGTGATATTATTCCACTTGGTCCAGATGCATCAAATGCAATTGGTGAATTATCAGGTATATTAGAAAAAGATGGTTTGAATGCTAGATTAATGAAAGCGGCTGCACTTGACTCTAATAGAGATGCTCGTCCAATTATCATAGCTTGGATGTCAGAACAATTAGGTCGTGAATACGATGAGATATTAGATAAATTACAATCAACTGATGAAGAACCAGTAATTCCGGAACCAGAAGAACCTGCAGAACCCCCAGAACCCCCAGTTAAACAACAGAATCCATCTCAAGCACCAACAACCGATAATATTCCACCACCGCCGCCTGTTAAAGAGGCAATGAGTTTGTTGGATCACATTAAGCGTCTAAGTGGAATTTAAAATGAATTATTTGAAACTATTTGAACAACAATTAACAAGAATTATAGGACAAGAAGTATCTGAATTAATTGATCATACTTTGATGGAAGATAAAGTAGAGGATGTTGGTCGTGAATTTCAACACATTGAAGATTTAGTATACATTTATGGTCCAACAGGCGCCAAGAGAGCCATAGACAGACTGGCGAGTATTGCCAAAGATAGTAGTCATCTAGAAATCAAATGGGACGGAAGTCCGGCTATCATTTTTGGTCGCGATGAACAAGGTCGTTTTCATTTAGGTGATAAGTTTCATAAAGAATTCAATGCTAGTCCAGAAGATGTTAAACGTAGTTATATTGGACGTAGTAAAGGCGAAGTCAGTCAAGATAGAATGATATTTGTAAATAGTATGGCTCAGTTACATGGCATATATGATGCAGCCACACCAAAAGATTTTCGTGGATTCTTAGAGGGTGGTTTATTATATAAAACAAGACCAGAAATTAATGACAATGGTGAATATTACTTTAAGCCAAATACAGTTATCTATCATGTGGATCAAAATAGTCCATTAGGACAACGTATTGCTCAAAGTACTTCAGCATCAGCTATTACGGCTTATTTTGATCAATTGCCTGGTTTAGGTGGACAAAGAAGAACTGAAAATTTAACACAAATTATTCAAGGTGTTGGTAGTAAAGAAGTTATTATATTACCTCCAAAATATTCAATAGTTCAGGCACAAATTCCAACTAGCGCAATCAATAAATTATACAGTTTTCTAACTAACAATGCTAGTGCCATTGAAGGTTTTGTTACTCCAAGTCCAGAATGGATTGCCAGTTTCCCTGATCCAGCGACAGCCACAAAACAATGGAGAGCATCAATCTATAAATATGTTAATAGTCAAGTAGATCATCCAGGTGGATTAGAAAATCTTGGTGGTAACATGGCTCAATGGGCAGAAACAGATCCTATATTTACCAAGGGTCGTAGACAGATAGCCATTGATATGATTAAAAATGGTGGTGCTGGTCTTAGTGCTACATTCAAATTAGTTCGTGGTATTATGAATGTCAAAGATGTTATCGTTGATCAAGTAGAAGAACCAACGCTTAGAGATGTTCATATTAGAGCAGAATTGCCTGGTGGAGCAAAAAGTGGAGAAGGACTTGTAAGTGATCCAACTGGTGGTAGTCAACCCTTAAAATTTGTTAAGCGTGGTGGATTTACTGCCGCTAATAGAGCTCAGGGTAGAGTTGGTCTTGCAAAAGGAAGTGAAGTAAAAACTGATCCTAAACTTGCTAAAAGTGCCAAAGCGGCTCTAAAAGAAAACATTCAGAAAATTGGTGATAGTGATACATGCGTAGTTGGTTGGGGTCGTGGTATGGGTCATAAAGGACATATGTATTTGGCAAATGCTGTATTCACTATGGCTAAAAAAATAAATGCCGATCCATATTTTATCGTTAGTGAAACTACTGGTAAAGATGATCCATTAATGCCAGATGAAAAATTAGATATCTATCGTACAGTATTTCCTCAACATTCATCATCATTTCAAAGTTCTAAAAACTTGATAGATGTATTACATGAGCTTAACAACGATGGTTATAAGAATGCAGTTGTAGTAGTTGGTGCAGATCAGAAAAATGAATTTCAATATCTACTCAAGTATAATGGTCAACCAACTAAAAGAGAAGGGAATATTATATTCAACTTTGATAAATTGAATATCATTAGTCGTCAAGAAACTGGTGATCAATATTCAAATGAGGAAGGGCCACGTGCCACTCCAATGAGAGAAATCTTAAAAAATCCAAATGCTACTTATGAACAAAAGTTTAAACTTTGGAGATCAGCGATGCCAAATGCTTTGGATGATGGTGAAGTAGAACATTATATGCAATTGGCTGCCGAACGTATGGGATTCCCAGTAGAACAAGGTTTGGATGAAGCTGACAATCCAGAGTTTGGTGGTGCTGGTATGGGATCACCAAGTGCTATTCCAGGAACCCCAACCAGTCTTCAACCACAACCAACTGAAGATGATATTAGAAGATATCATAAAGAAATGGCTACAATGCAGCGATTTCTGGATCATAGAAAATAAATTTATTAATTCTTCCGATTAATGATAAATACTCTTGACAAATAGATATTAGTCGTTTATAATATATATAAGTCGCCGTCAGATTCCTCTGACTACAACACTTAAAACTTAGTTAAAACTACACTTAAACATAAAGGAAATTACAATGAGTTTAGCAGACATTCGTGCCAAATTGCAGGCACAAGACAATCGTGGTCAATCTACCACATCAACAAAATCATCAGGCGATAAAGCCTTATATCCCTTCTGGAACATTAAAAGCGGTGAAACTGCTCAAGTTCGTCTTCTTCCAGATGCTGATTCAACCAATTCATTCTTTTGGATTGAAAAGGCTGTTATCAATCTTACATTTCAAGGTGTAAAAGGAACTTCTGATAATAAACTATATACAGTTAAAGTTCCTTGTATGGAAATGTATGGTGAAAACTGCCCAATTTTGGCAGAAGTTCGTACATGGTATAAAGATGATTCACTTAAAGATATTGCCAATAAATATTGGAAAAAGCGTACATATCTGTTTCAAGGTTTTGTTAAGACAAATCCATTGTTGAACACAGGTAATCCAAAAACAGAAGATACTCCTCCTGAGAATCCAATTCGTCGTTTTGTTGTTACACCACAATTGTTTTCTGTTATTAAAGCAGCAATGATGAACCCAGAGATTGAAGAATTGCCAACTGATTATCAGCGTGGTTTGAATTTCAATATCATCAAGGGTACTAAAGGTGAATATGCAGATTATTCAACTTCAACGTTTGCTCGTAAAGAAACACCATTGACTGAATCAGAATTTGCATCCATTGATACATTTGGCTTGTTTAATCTTAAAGAATTCTTGCCAAAGAAACCAAGCGAAAGCGAACTTCGTATCATCAAGGATATGTTTGAAGCCTCAGTAGATGGTCGTCCTTATGATGCTGATAAGTGGGCTGCATATTACAAACCATGGGATTTGGAAGTTACTGCTCCGGCAAATGAATCAACTGACTCAGTTAGCGATGAACCATTTGCTAATGCAACGCCAGTAGCTACTACTAATTCAACTCCTCCATGGGACGATGAACCAGCCTCAACAACAGAAGAGATTAAAGTTCCTGTCACAACTCCGATCAAATCTAATGCCAATGATATTTTAGCATTGATTCGTAGTCGTCAGAACAAACCTGCCTAATTAATTAGGTCAAGTACCCAGAGAAATCTGGGTACTACTTATCTGGAGAACAATCATGACTTTACCTGATGAGCGGTTTCGCGCTTTAAAGTACGGTAAAAAATTATTAGAAGAATTATGCGATCCTGGAAAAACTCCTAGAGTTCCTGGTATCGTTAGAGAACGAGCACGTGGTGTACTAAGACATTATCCAACCGATTATGATCTTGAACGAATGGCTAATTCTTGTCCAGAACTACTTGACACAGAAAGCTTTTCACCGTATACTAATGGTAAGCAATTATATAAAGGAACATAATGAAGAAGCCCTTTGATCTGTCCAAATTTCGTCGTGACATTACAAAATCCATTGAAGGTATGAGTATTGGATTTCATGATCCAACAGATTGGATCAGTACTGGTAATTATGCATTAAACTATTTGATTAGTGGTGACTTTAACAAGGGTATTCCTCTTGGTAAAGTTACTGTATTTGCTGGTGAAAGTGGTGCCGGTAAATCATATATTTGTAGTGGAAATGTTATTAAAAATGCTCAAGCTCAAGGAATCTATGTTGTATTAATTGATAGTGAAAATGCACTTGACGAAAGTTGGTTATTGGCATTAGGTGTTGATACTAGTGAAGAAAAACTATTGAAATTAAACATGGCTATGGTTGATGATGTGGCTAAAACAATTGCTGTATTCATGAAAGATTACAAAGCATTAGAACCAGAAGATAGACCAAAAGTATTATTTGTGGTTGATTCACTTGGTATGTTAATGACACCAGTTCAAGTTAATCAATTTCAAGGTGGTGAAATGAAGGGTGATATGGGTCACAAACCTAAAGCTCTTAAATCATTGGTTACCAATTGTGTTAACATGTTTGGTAGTTTGAATGTAGGTATGATTTGTACTAATCATAGTTATGAATCACAAGATCCATATAGTCCCGATCCAAAGATCAGTGGTGGTAGTGGTTTTGTATATGCCAGTTCAATTGTAGTGGCAATGAAAAAACTCAAACTAAAAGAAGATGAGGCTGGTAATAAAGTTACTGATGTTCTTGGTATTCGTGCCGGATGTAAAATTATGAAAACTCGTTATGCCAAACCATTTGAAGATATTCAAATTCAGATTCCTTATGAAACTGGTATGAATCCATACAGTGGTTTCTTTGATCTTATTGAAAAACGTGGTATGATTAAGAAAGAAGGTAATCGTTATACTTATACTGATCTTAATGGAGAAGTTCACAAATACTTTCGTAAAGAATGGTCTAAGAATGAAAATGGTATTATGGATTTAGTAATGGATGAATTTGGTAAACAAGATCAAGTTCTAAATACAGTCATTGAGGAGGAAATTGAAGAATGAGTTTAACATTAGTAGCCGAAATGTGGTCGGCGGTTAAAGAAAGCATCATTAGTAGTGATCGTTCAGTTGTTGCTGATAATGTCATTTCCATGTTGATTGATCATGATATTGGTCCAGATGAAATTCGTAAAGCATTTCGTGGCGAGGGTGATATCATTGATGCATTAAAATATTATATGGATTCTGAAGATTGGTCTGATAGTGAAGAAGATGAAGAAGAGATTGATGAAGAAGAACTTTACTTTGACGATGAAGATGAAGAAGACTGGTGAGCATGAATTGGTATACTAAGATTACTCAAAACTTAGCAAACTTGCCTGATTTTATTTCTCATTATGAAACTGAATTAAATCAGGCAAAATTTGATACTCATATTAAGGGTAGTATAGAAAAGAGTATAGCATATTTACCAGGAATTACAGAACAAAGATTCAATCAACTTCAAGAAATTGAAGCTGTTCTTAATTATTTAAACATTCAACTTAGAAAATTACGTAGTCAGACATTTAAAAAATTTCTAGAGGCTTACAATAGAGCATTGACTAGTCGTGATGCTGAGCGTTATGTAGATGGAGAATCAGACATTATTGACATGGAAACATTATGTAATGAAGTTGCTCTACTACGTAACAAATGGCTTGGTATTATGAAAGCATTAGAAAGTAAAAACTTTATGATGGGCCATCTAGTTAGATTAAAAACTGCTGGTATGGAAGATTTCTCAATTTAAGGATCAACAATGTTCCCGTATATCGGTGGCAAGAAACAACATAGTAAATGGATAGACCCATTGTTCCCAACTGATTTTTCTACTTATGTAGAAGTATTTGGTGGGGCAATGTGGATGTATTGGCAAAGTGCCAAAACTCCTGTACAAACAAATGTATATAATGACTTTAATAGACATTTGGTTAATGTATTTCAGTGTTCAGCAACAGATCCAAAACATTACTATCAAGTATTACAAAGTTATTATAAAGATGTGGGTGATGCTAAAATGTTCACTCAATATCGTGATGATGTGTTTTCTGTGTATAATACTCAATTTACTATTCCTGACTATGATTTGGCGGCAAAGTATATGTTGCTTCAAACTCAGATTTTTAGTGGTGGAATGGGTATTCATGAACGTAGTAAAATCTATCACAATCCCAAGTATAAGTCCAAGTTTTTTACCTATGCAGAGAAATTTGAACAGCAAAAATATTTAGACAAATTGGCAGTATTACAAACTGAAAACATGGATTGTCGTGATGTTATCAGAAAATATGACAGTTCAGATGCTTTCTTTTATGTTGATCCACCATACTTTAATTTAGAAGATTACTATACTAAGAACAGTTTTGGTCGTGATGATCATATTGAACTATTGACTCAAATGAGTACAATGAAGGGTAAGTTTGCGTTAAGTTATTACTATTTCAAAGAACTTGAGGATATCATGCCCAGAGATAAATTCTATTGGCATGAACAAGTTACGTATAGTAATAACGGATTAACTAAAGTTGATGGTGCTGTGAGAAAAGATGGTAAACAGGCTAAAGGTGTCAGAACAAAACGAGTAGAAGTATTGATATTAAACTATACACCAGATTTACAATCTGATATAATAACTAAATCAAAGATAAATCTAGCTGATACAAATTTGTTTGAATTTGAATAAATACTATATTATGAAAATCAACGAACTCTTACACGAAGGTATAATCAATTGGACAAGAACCAGTGCTCAGAAAATATTCAACTGGGTCGGGCAAATTATCAAACGTATAGGATTTGGTCAACAAGTGGAAATTAATTTAGCGACTGCAATGGGTCTTAACTCTCTTAGAGAATCAACAGAATCATCAGAATCAACAACATCAGTGGATCAATCAAATCCACTTCCTCCTGACCCAAAAACAAAACCACCAAAAGAACCAAAATCTAAGACACAAAAATCTAATGTAACTAGAGATAAATTTGACTTGACCGCAATGATCGGTTACTTTAATGAATTCAGTGTTGCATGGAAACTTGCATATGCTTTTGAACACAATGGTGTAAATATTAATCCTTCAATTGAAGGTGGTTTGAGAAAACATGCAGAAAACTATAGAAATCTTATCTTGGATAATGCAGAAAAATTTAAGAAACCATTGTCAACAATTCAATCTGAACTTCAACGAGCAGAAGATGGTTCAGAAATTATGGCTAAAAAATTATGGGACGAAATTATATCTGCTCATGATCTTAAATTGATTGATGTTGATATTGTCTTGACTGGAATCTCATCTATGGGTGCTGGTAAAGAAGATATTTTGATCAAAATCAAAAAGAAAGGTACTGAAGAAACTCAGGAAATGATCAAGGCCAGTTTGAAATTATATAAAAATTCAGGCGGCGTCAATGTTTATAATAGTACTTTTGCTAGTTATCTAGTTACAGTACTAACAGGTAAAAATGATCCAGGAACTGGAAAGAAAGCCATTAAATCATTTTTAGAAGATCATCCAGAATATACTCAAGAGGTTGAAGATGTTCTGGCTATTACTGATCAATGGCTTGTTATCAAAAATGATCTTAAGAAAAAGAACGATCCAAATTATAGAAAAACCGCAAATGAATTTGTTACTGCTAATCGTGGATATCAAAAGATGCGTGATCTATTATTCGGTAGAATGTTTAATGATTTTTATGGTCGTGATAAAGCAGCTATCAACGAAAGAATTCTACAACGTTTAGGATTAGATGGTGCTGATGATGTATATCTATTGGTCGGAACTGAACGTCAAAGAATGGTTCCAGTTAGTAGTAGAACAAGTAAAGAGTTTGGGCAACTATATCAACAGTTAAAATCAGGATTCAATATTAGATATGATATTCCAGATAGTCCAGATATTGTAGCTTGTAATCTGATTATTGAAAGTGAAGAAGGCGAACAATTAGTAAAAATCAATGTTGGATTCAAAGAAGGCGGAACATTCCCTCATATGTGGGACGTGGGTGATATTGTTAGAGCTGCCAAAAGAGAACAAGGTATCAAATAACTATCCAAATAATATTGACATAATGTACAATATATAGTATACTATTATTTAATTAAGTATACTTAGGAGATATCTTTGTTCCCATATATCGGCGGTAAAGCCAATCATGTTAAATGGTTAGATCCATTATTTCCAGTTTCTGGAATGACTACATTCGTAGAAGTATTTGGTGGGGCTGGATGGGTTGGTATTCGCAGTAAAAGAATCTTACAATATTCAACTAGAGTATATAACGATTTTAATATCTTTATTGCCAATATTCATGAATGTTTTAGATCCAAACATATACAACTATTACAACAATTAGAAAGTTATCCCAAAAGCGATCCAACATTATATAAACAATTTCAACAAGATATATTTGGAAATTCATCAACTGTAATTCTTGGTGATGTTGTATTGGCTGCAAAATATCTTTATCTTCAAACTCAAATCTTTAGTGGTACAACACTTGGATTGAATACTAATAGCTATTTTTGTGATACTGCCAGTAATGGAAAGTATGGTAGTAAATATGATACTATCAAAGATAAGTTAACAAATAAAACTTATACTGATAGATTAACTGGTGTTACACAAGTAGAAAACATGGATTGTATTGACTTGATTAAAAAATATGATAGTCCAACTACATTCTTTTATGTTGATCCACCATATTTTAAGAAAGAATATTTATATACAGCAGAATTCCCAGATACAAAACATTTAGAATTGGCTGATACACTTAAAAACGCTCAAGGTAAATGGTGTTTAAGTTATTATGATTTTCCAGAATTAGAACAATGGTATCACAAAGATCAATATCATTGGCATAGTCAAGATGTATTTCGTTGGTCCAGTACTCGTGGTCATAAACAAGAAAATTATAAGAAAAATAGTCGTGGTACAGAAATCGCTGTATTGAATTATACCCCACAGCCAGATATCATCATTCCCAAAGTCAAAAAAGTAGTAAATTCCACATATAATACGCTTTTTACTGAGTAAATCTTAGTGTTGTTTTTATGCAACACTGAGATATTCTCAATATTTCGAATTTGACAACAAATCTCTTTTCGTCTATACTGTAGTTATAGTAGTTAAACAGTAGAAAAAGAAAAGATCATGAAAACCACTAAAACCTACAATATCTCTGATAAAGAAGCAACCAAAGACATGGCTGCGATTAAAAAGACGTTCAAGTACAGTAAACTGGGTATCACTCCAGAGATGGCAAAGGCAGTGAACGCTCATGTGAAAAAATACGGAATCGCACAAATCTGGAACTACTTTGGTTATACAGATGGTCGTGATCCTGATTGGTGGGATTGGAAAACTTGCCGAGTCAGAAAGTTGAAGTTAAAAGTAGAGTGGGTCCCAGTACGTTAATTGAAAAAGGAAAAATCATGTTCAAAACTAAAACAAATTTTGATATCGCAATGAGTGCAACACTAAGTGCCACAGTATTAGAAGAAATGGTACGTAAGATGGTAGAAGAACAAACGGGTCAAACGGTTGAAAGAGTTGAGTTTAATATTGTCAGAAAATCAGTTGGGTTTGATGGTCGTGAGAGCGTTATGGAAAATGTTATGGAAAGTTGTACTGTGACATTTTATTCAGAATTAGCTCGACTGGAACGAATTGGTCTATACTCACCCGAAACTAAGTAATTAACAATATTCTGAAAAGAAATTTATGTTGCTTAAATACAACACTATTTGTTGACAACAAATCCATTTTACTGTAAAATACTTGTATTAAAACTGATAAATGAGAGCGAAAATGTTTAATAACATTGAAAAACATGCAAAAGAGATTTATGTAACAAATGGCGTTGTACGTTGGAAATCAAGTAAACGAGTTCCATTTAATGATATGTTAGAACAACTTTATAAAAATGGCAATATTCTTAAAAAAGAAGTTGCTAAAAGTAATTTAGTTCGTGAAAAAGAACAATTTACATTTTTAGAATCTTATTGTAAAAATTACAAAGGTCCCAGTGATGAAGAGCGTTTTGAAGCTCGTGCCGCTTTTGGCTCTGGGGTTGAGTTGGTTAACGTAATTACTGGTGATAAATGGACTACTTAATTAATGTAAAAGTGTTGTTTTTATACAACACTTTTTATTGACAACAAATCCATTTTCCTGTATAATATACACATACACTAGAGAAAAGGAAGTAAATATGTTACGAAACACCCCAGCGTTCTTCCCAGTAGAAGAAAAACAGTATACTGTAGAAGTTTATAAACGTGATGGTCGTCGCAAGTCAGGCGAAAGTCTGATTAAAAAGTATGATCTGTCTGTTAAGGCACCGCTGAAATCGGCTGAGGCTCATGTAGGGGCAATTCAAATCGGTACTTATCCCGTTAGTAAAGGTTATCGTGTTGAATTACACGAAACTTATGTCACTCGTAAAAATATTCTGAGTGGCGAAGAATTTCAAGAACGCTATGATACGCCTTCTTTTTGTTCACCCAGTTCTGAATCATATTGGAGTATGTAATATGGCACGACAAAAATCAGTTATGTATCCCGCGGATTTAATGTTTGCCGCATCGGCCGCCGCTGATCGTGTCAATCAGGGTGAATACGTTAAGGTTGATTTAAATCAGTATGAAATTGCTGATGCCGATAATATTCCTGTTCAACAACATAAACTGCCAAATAAACAATTGATGATTGAATTTTTGGCAGAACCACATAAAATCACGGATTCTGATCGTGATCTTGGTAAAGATATTCGTACTCATTTCAAGGCACTTACTTTTGAAATTCTCAAAGGTAAAATTCTTAATGAATTTCAAAACAAGGCAATGAGTTTGGCCAATGGAGAGGAAATTTCAGAACGTGAAATGGCAACCGTTGCCAGTTTACCATTGGTTTTTTCTAAGGCACAAAAACGTCGCGATGTAGATAGTCGTTTACGTGAATGTTTAAATGAATATGTGGGCGATATTGGTACTAAAGTTACTCTTAGTGTAGAGATTGTCAAAGCCTCATATTCTCAGAATTATGGCTGTTATTTTATCTCTGGAATTACTAAAGAAAATCTTAGTGTATTTTTTGCCACAAGTAATTGGGGCCCACTTTTGTCTGTTGGAAATACAGTTAAAATAACTGGGAAAGTCAAGTCCCATCGTGATGGATTTGTGTCGCAATTAAACTACACTAAATTCCAAGAAATTTGACAATAAATCGCGTTTGCGTTATACTGATATCTGTTCAATGATTCTGAGGCATTAATAAATGGCTACTTCAATTCGTGTTACCAGCGGTACTTATAAAGACTTCAAATTTGAAAACACTGTTTTCACTTTGGCACGTCCGCTTACGTCAAATAAAGATGGGCGTATTCAAGTTAAAAATTCAGGTCAACTTCCAACTAAATCAAAATTGTGTTACATTGATGTACCCAATTCAAACGCTGTTGAAGTGTTGGAAACTGGGCGTAAATCTGTTTCAACACAAGTGTCAAGTTTTATTCCCGCCGTACAAGAACCAGAAGTTCCAACGGAATCTGATGAAGATGCCATGAATCGCATTGCCACTCGCTTTTCTATTTTGAATAAAATGTCAAGTGCCTGTATTGGCGGCGACATTCGTGCCTTGATCGTGTCGGGCCCACCGGGAGTTGGCAAATCATTTGGCGTTGAACAACAATTGTCAAAATATCATCTTGTTGATGTTTTGTCTAACAAAAAAGTCCGTTACGAAATTGTCAAGGGTGCCATGTCAGCCTTGGGTTTATACGCCACTCTGTACAAATTTAGTGATCCTAAAAACGTCTTAGTGTTTGATGATTGTGATATTTTTCATGATGAAGATGCGCTTAACATTCTGAAAGCTGCATTGGATAGTGGCAAACGTCGCAAGATTTTCTGGAACACTGACTCACGTAAACTTCGTGAAGAAGGAATTCCACCAAGTTTTGATTTCAAGGGTAGTATTATTTTCATTACTAACTTGAATTTTAGTACTGCTCGTGGTAAAATTGCCGCTCACGTTGAGGCACTTCAATCACGTTGTCACTATCTGGATTTGACCATTAACACTGTACGTGATCGTATGTTACGTATTCGTCAGGTTCATCGTGATGCTGATGGTGGTTTGTTTAGTGAATATGATTTTGAATCCAATGAGGGTGATCAAGTTTTAGATTTCATGTGGGAAAATCGTAGTGTTCTTCGCGAAGTATCTCTACGTATGGCACTTAAAATTGCCGATCTGATGAAAGTGGATTCAACTGATTGGAAAAATCTCGCTATGAATACTTGTACTACTAATAGCTAGTTTTATCTAGTGTCAAAAAAGCCCCTTAATTGGGGCTTTTGTTTGCCTAATCACTTGACATTGAACCATAAGATAAGTATAATACTTATTATGAGACAATGTAAATTAATTATTAAAGATGAAGTAAACGTAAAGATTGAAGATTTGGATGTTGTTGATCGTAGAGCCTTGGTCAAGATGTTTGAGTATGAAATTCCTGGCGCACGATATCAACCAAGTGTCCGATTGGGTCGTTGGAATGGGAAAGTATCCTATTTTCAATTAGGTGGATCCACTTACATTAATCTATTACCCGATATACTAGAATATCTAGATCAACGAAACTATGATGTTGAACTAATAGATACTAGAGATTATAATACCACATTCTCATTTGATTTAGTAGATGAACATACATTTGATGGTAAATTCTGGCCCAAAGGTCATGAACGTGAAGGTCAACCTGTAATTCTACGTGACTATCAAATTGCCATTGTCAATAACTTTTTATCTAATCCACAATCATTACAAGAAATTGCCACTGGTGCTGGTAAAACTCTTATGACTGCCGCACTGTCTTACAGAGTAGAACCATATGGTAGATCAATTGTCATTGTACCAAACAAAGATTTAGTTACACAAACAGAGGCAGATTATATTAATTTGGGTCTGGATGTTGGTGTATATTATGGTGATCGTAAAGAGTTTGGTCGTAAACATACAATATGTACATGGCAAAGTTTAAATAATCTATTGAAGAATACCAAAGACGGTACGGCAGATGTAACTATTCAAGAATTTATTGAAGATGTAGTATTGGTTATGGTAGATGAAGTTCATATGGCTAAGGCAGATGCTCTTAAGACATTACTTACTGGTGTATTCTCACAGATACCAATTCGTTGGGGATTAACTGGTACAATTCCCAAAGACAAATATGCCTATGCTGCTTTAATGGTTAGTATTGGTTCAGTAATTAATAAACTATCAGCCTCGGAGTTACAAGAAAAGAATGTATTATCCAAATGTCATGTTAACATTGTACAACTACAAGATGAATTAGAATTTGGTGATTATCAATCTGAACTTAAACATTTACTTGAAGATAGAAATAGACTTGATGCTCTTAGTCTGATTATAGAAAAGGTTATTGAAACTGGAAATACATTGATCTTGGTTGATCGTGTGGCTGCTGGACATGAATTGGCTGCAAGAATACCTAATAGTGTATTTCTCAGTGGTAAAGATAAAACAAAAGTTAGAAAAGTTGAATATGATGAAGTGGCAATCAGTGATGATAAAGTAATTATTGCCACATATGGTATTGCTGCAGTTGGACTTAACATACCAAGAATTTTTAATTTGGTTATGGTTGAATCTGGAAAAAGTTTTACAAGAGTTATTCAGAGTATTGGACGTGGTATTAGAAAAGCGGAAGATAAAGATTTCGTTCAAATTTGGGATCTAACCAGTAGTTGTAGATTTGCTAAACGTCATTTAACTAAAAGAAAAGAGTTTTATCGTGAAGCAAACTATCCATTTACTATTGAGAAATTCAAATATAGATGATTAAATGACGTTTTTAAGTTTGGCGGCAATTGACATTTTTTCTATTGTTAATTCTCTATTTTTGTAATAATCTGTTTTACTTAATCTAGATTTTATACGATTTTCTACATGAGTTTTAGATTGAGAAACGCCCCTCATTGATTTCTTGGGTTTTCTTTTTGATTCTACTAATATTTGATCTTGTTCATTGAAATATTTCCATCCAGATACTCCTCTCGCTATATGTCCTCTAATAGCAACTCCAGACATATTATGTGCTATTCCTGCTTCTTTTGTACTAGAATATACAATTCCAGTCGGAGATATACATGCCTTGCTTCTTCTTTCTGCCAAGAGTTTTTTATTTTCATCTGTATGAAATTTGCCTTTGAATGTGGATGGTTTTCCTTTTCTTGATTCAGATAGTAATTTTTTAGAAGACTCGGTATGTTTTGGCTTTCCTTTAGTAAGTTGTGACATTGCGATACTGGCATTTCGTTTTAAAATTTCATAAGTTCTAGAATTTATTTTATATCTATTTTGAGATTTATTTTTAATTCTCATCATGTCAGCGGCCTTCATCATTTGATATCTTGATCTATCATTCGTCATTTTTACTAATAACATGTGACAAATAAAATGTTCTCTAGCGGTGAGACGAACAATATTAGTTTTTGAATTATTTCCACCAAGACTTTTTGGAATAATATGATGTTTTTCTGTATATTCATCCAATATTCTTGATTTTGCTCTATTGATTATGTTATTATACATTATAGTATATTTATTTTGTAAATACATTCTGTGTTTCCTTTGAGTATATTTATCATATACTACCGGAGAAATAAAATTAAGATTTTAACATTAGACAATTGCTCTTACAATCTGGAAAATCTACCAGAAGAAATAGATGATCTTAGATTTGCCATATTAGATAATAGTAATCCACAAAATGTAGATTATCATTATATACCTCTAATATTTTTAGAGAGTTTTAATAGTCCAGCATTAGTATTGCGTATTGGAGATTGTACAATTAAGATGCCGTTAGATTGGCAAATTCTTATTGGTGAATCTGAGATGGGTGATTTAGAAACTTTACCATTAACCAGTATCAATGATCGTGGATTTAGAGCATTTGAATTCAATCCATTAAGTGGATTTAGACCCAGTTTTCTTGACATTGAAATCTTAGATGTGTATCATGATGTAACATGGTATGCACCTAGATTAAAGAATGGACAATTCTTATGTGTACCAATTGAAGAAGATCAAAAACCACAATGTATATATTTTGTAAAAGAAATCAGTCGTAATTGTGAAATCGTGGACTATTCACAGGCGTTCTAAATGTATTGGAAAGATAAACTATACGTTATGTGGATTAATGATGATCAAGCTGTCAGCATAGATCATTCAATGTTAAATGACAAATCGGTTCGTAATGGACTTGTAACCGCAGAACGTCCATCAGAATATTGGGCTGAGGCTCAAAGAACATTCTTACTACAATACAACTCACGATTCGGAGAAACAAAAATATCATACAACCCATACACGCGGAATAGAGAACTTATTTTCAACACAGAACAGGATGCAATTAAGTTCTGTTTAAAGGTACTATAATGGCAACTAAAAAACCAGCAGTTCCGGTAGATGAGAAATTCACCAATCAAGACTTTGATTTATTCCCAGCACTTAATGCTATTGATTCAAAGAATTATAACTGGTATAAAAATCTTACTGACGATCAGAAAAAGAAATTTACACCATATATGATGACCCATTGGGTTAGTTCTGTAACAAAAAATGGGCCAGTGGCAGAATATTATTTGGGTAGTACAAATGACAACGCCAATAAATATTTGTTTGATGAACATGTTAAAGATCATCCTGAATTACAATGGTTAATGTTATGTTCTGCTAGCCCAGGAATTGGTAATCAAAAACATGCTTGGATTCCACATATGAAACCAAGAGTGATTGAGTTGAAAGATAAAGCAGTCAAAAAAGATGTCAAAGAATACTTTTCAAAAGTATATTCTGGATTAAAACCAGATGTATTAGAAGAAGTCAGTGTTCAATATACCAACACACAACGTCATTTATTCAAATTGGCAGAAATGTTTCCTAATATGAAACGATCAGATTTGAACTTAATGAGTGAAATAATATCAGAAGAAGATATCAAAGACTATGAAAGAGAAAGTGGAAACTGAACAGTCAGAAGAATATCGTTGTGAACATTGCAAAAGAAATTTTGTAAAACCTGGCAATTTGTTCAAACATTTATGTGAGCAAAAAAGACGTTGGCAAGAAAAAGATAAACCTGCTAATAGAATTGCATATGAATCTTGGCTTAAATTTTATAAAACAATTCAACCATTTAAAAAGAAAAAGGAATATGTTGACTTTATTGGCAGTGCCTATTATGTTGGCTTTGTCAAGTTTGGTTTGTATTGTGTAGAAGCTTCA